TAATCATCTGAACTAATTAAACCAGTATCATCACCCGTTACACTTGTAACTGACCTGTAATTACCTTCAAAGATTTCAATTATTGTACCTGAAAACTCTAAAAGTGTTAAAGTATTCGTGGTACTTGCTATATCCTTATTTATGTAGTTTTCTGCAAAACCTGTTGCCGCTTTAACAAGTTGTGTAATATAGCTATCCTCAGCCGTAAAGTCATCACTTACACGTAAATGCACTTTGGCCTCAGCTAAGGAAATAAAATACTCTGTTTTTACTTTTACATTCATTTTAATTGATTTTAAGCACTTGCGTTTCTTGCAACTGCAAATCCTAAGATATTCGCTACATCGGTATCAAATAGCCCGCTTGCTGTAATCTGAATAGCCCCGTTTGTTGCTTTCGTGTAAGGGTCTACAATTAACTCAATACCACCCCATGAACCTACTACAGCCTTTTTCCAGTCCCCGAAAATAAAGTCAAAAGTAGTATTTGTCATACCTCCGTTTGTAGCTGATAAAGCTGTTGTACCATACGCTTTATGGCCGTTAATTTGATTATCTTGGAATAAGAATTGACCGCTACCAGAATCTAACGCCAAAGCTTTCATCAATGCCACTTGTGCCCTTGATGATACATAAGCCATATTGTCTCCTTGCTGTTCTATACTTGCTTCTAAAGCTAAAGCACATGCATGGGTAACAGCCGCTGCTGTTGTAGTAATTGTATAACTCGCGTGAATTGTACCACCCGCCGCTACTTTATCCATTAAATCAACTTGAACAGTTCTATAAATTGCATCCATGAACTCAGTTAAAATACTGTTTTGAATAGCTGGATTTGTTTGTTGTAATAATTCATTTGTAAATATTTCACTTGACCCGCATCTTCTTGGCGTTAATGTAGCTTTCGCTAAAACAACAGCCGCCGAATCAACAGCACTCTCTTCACTTACAAAAGTAGCTGCTAACATTGCCATTGATGGTATCCCAAAAGAACCTATTAAACCAGTATATTGAGTAACTCCTAAAGTGTCCATCAATATAGGTGTTCTAACTACACTTAACTCATCAACATAATCCAACTTTATTGGTGGTGCGCCGTCCCCTGTAGCAACATAAGTAGCTGCTCTCTCTTCATGTTGCTTTGATGTACCTACCTTAATCATTGAAGGGGGTATAATAACCGCCCTGGGATTAGGTGCCTTCCCCGCCTCTGTCATTGATCTTGCACCTTCTTGTGTAACTTCAGCTTCAACGCCTGTCAAATTACCGTATAAAGATTCCTTAAAAGCCTTAAAAAGATTAAACCTTTTAATAGTCTTTCCTTCAGGTGTTATAGGTGTTTTTTTCATTACTACTTTAGTTTTGTTTAACTCTTCCTGACGTTCCAAAACAACTAAGTCTTTATCAATTTTTTCAACTTTATCACTTTTAGCCTGCCAATTAGTGTTTTCCTGTTCTGTGTTATCCCTGTTTTCAGTTTCCGCAAGTTTGATAATCTCTTCCATTTCAGAAATTAGCAAATTCCGGTTTTCTTTTAGTTCGTTAATTTTTTTCATTTTTTCAAATTTAAAAGTTTTAATTTTTTCTTTTTCAATTCAAGGTCATGTTTATGAGTTTCATCTAATTCCAATAAATCAGAATTACTTTGTAATGACCTTGCGGCTACATCCGTATTACTGTAAGCTCCATCTGTTACACTACTAACTTCTTTCAAATAGCTGATTTCTGAAATGGTACGAAGGTCTGCTCCGTCTTCTTTCTTTGTCCAGTTTTGGCCGTTGTCATTTAGCATAAAAGAAAAGCTACTTTCAAAGGTATCGCCTCTTTTTATTGATTCGTAAATATCATTTGCATAACTTATATTAGGTATATCCCTAACTATATATTTTAGCCCTTTATCATCAGATTTTAATTCCAAAGTCCCGGAAGTAGTCCGGGCAATTACTTTACTAAAATCATGATTAGGTGTGTAGATAACATCTAAATTTTTTGATTCCAGAACTTTATCTAAAGCCCCTCTTTCTATTGTTTCATAAAATTCACCTTCCCAAAATGTAGAAATTAACCTACTTTCATGGTCATAAAGTAAGGCATATCCTTCAATTGATTTTTTGCCGTCCTCTTCTATTGCCCTGCATTCTGTAGCTAATTGCCTAACTTCTAGTTTACTTTCTTTATTCTTTTTCATTGTCTTTTATATTAAATTTTTCTGTTGATATCATGTTCATAGGTACGACTTTAAAGTCCCCGCTTTTATCTTTTGGTATGCCTTCATATGTTGCTATCTGGTTAGGGGAAATTGCCCCCACCTGGAATAATTTTTGATAGCCCTCTGTTTTAGCCTTGTGGTCAAGTTCAATCATAGCGTTAGTATTAAATTCAATACTTTTACCTGCTAAACGTTCTTTTTCTGTTAATAATTTAAATTCAAATTCTTGTCTATACATTTGACATATTGCAGCTATTGTATTGACTTTAAACCCTAAAGACATAAATTCTACACTATTAAACTTACTAGCAGTATTAATCCCAGCTAAATAAGCCGGAACATTAAACAAGGCCGCTATTTGTTCTGTATTAAATCTTATTGTGTTTATAAATTCAGCATCAGCAAAATTCAATTTTAATTCCTGAATTTCGGTATTAGGGGGCAAAACAATCATTTTACCGGAATTTTCAGCACCACCATATTCTTTTTTAAACTTTTCTACAGCCGCAATCATGACTGCCTGATTAGCCCCGCTTACTGTACTTTTTACAGCTTTTGGGCTATTTGCGTTGTTTTCATAGAATGAATCTATTGCCGTTAATCCTTTGTCGGTAGCTGATAGATTTGCCCTTAAAGATTCGATGGGATTAAGCCCCCAGATTCCATCCCTTGTTAATGTTCTAAAGTGCAAAATTTCACTTGCATTGATGGGAACAGCTTCACCGTTTTCAGTTTCTTTAACAAAATAATATAATTCATCATTCATTATTCCATATCCTACAACCTGCCAAGTATAGATAATTGATAAAGTTTTGTTTTGATTTATTTTAAGAAAAGAATTTCCTTTTAAGTTTCGGACTGTTTCCAGGTAGGAAATAGCTGTGTGCGAAGTTGTGTAGTTGTTAAAATTGTAATGTAAAGTTGTGTAAAGTGGATTTGTTTTATCTTTTACTTTTCCGGTTTCATCTGTTGTTTGGTATAATTCTAAGGGTAGTCTTGCCATTGTTGACCGTTTTATATCAATACAGGTATAAACTGTACTAATGTTTAAACTATCTTCAATGTTAAATTTTTTGCCTGTAAGTTGCGGTAGTCTTTGATTTATGTAGGTTTTTTCAGTACCCACAAATATATTTTTAAGCCATTGGAACATAATTGCTCTTTTAATAAAGAACAAATGAGAATTTTAAAAACGCCTTATTTAAAATATATTTTTTAATTATTAGCTAATTTATAATCATTCTAAATAAGAAAGCCCCCTGCAAATTAATGCAAAGGGCAAGGTTAATAAAGGTTATATTGGTTGTTTATTACATTTTAAGGTTATAATTTTGTGTAATTACCCATTATACAATTTGGCCAAGCAATAGATTCTTCGACTAAACATTTTTTTCCAAGTCCTAAAGCAATAGCTAATGGTAAGGATTGATTTCCTATAAATGTACTGCAAGCATCTATAAAATAAGCTATTTGTAAAATATCATTAACATTAAAATGAGATACAGGAAATTCATAATTAACCCTTTTTTCAAACATTAACGCCTCTTCAGAAAGTCCTAAAAAAATAAATTCTTTATCTTTCAGTAATTTGTTATAATCTACTTTATTATGATGGGTTAAAGAATTACTGACAACTATATCAAAGCCTTTTATTTTTTCTGATTTTAACCAGGGTTCATATTTCGGCGGCGTTATCCCTTGCGCTATAAAATGATTATCAACTATATTAACTTTGTCCATATAATTTAGATGGGTAGTATTCATGTATTTATCTAAATCAATATCATATTTTTCACCTTCATAGATTTTAACATCTTTAATATAATCTTGTGCCTTCAGTAATGGCATAAACCAATTAAATTTTTTTATCCATTCATCTTTTTCACCTGGAAAATGTTCACTTACAGGGTCAAGATATAAAACACCGCCACCCATATATTTAATAACAGGCAAAGAATAAATTATATCCCCTAATTTTGGTTTATGTTTAAATTTCATTTCTTTTGAATTATTAGTGCAAAATTATAATCTGTATCTTCATATATTAATTTATCATATTCTTTAACAATTTTCATATCAATTCCTTTAATAATAGCCTTTACTTTTTTTAAAGAAAAATCTTTATGTTTGTGTTTTCTGTTCTTTCTGCCTGGTTTTGAATACCTTTGTTCATTAGGTAATAATAATAACAAATAACCACCTTTTTTTATTACCCTTTTCCATTCTAATAGACAGGCTTTAGTATTTTCAAAATCTTCTAAAAGATGCGAAGAGTAAACATAGTCTAAAGTATTGTTTTTAAACCAATACAAATTTAACCCGTCCCCTTTTAGGTTTTGAACTGAATAACCGCATTTAGCATAAGGTTTTTTTAAATCAATAGTTATAGCTTCAGGCACAACAGCATCACCACCAAAACCAATATCAATGCCATTACCTTTACAATAATCTATAAATAAATATCTGAATTTTGACGTTTCACTTTTATATGTCATTTCTTATTTGTTTACATTGTTCTTTTGTTAAATATCTGTCTATTGCATGTGCCCCAAAAGTGTTTAATTGAAATTCAGTTTCTACACTAAACTTTTTGCAAACTTCATAAGGTGCTACATTTGGTAATAAATGACTGAAGTAAATATCTTCATTAATATACTTTTTATTAAAGTCAAAATTCCTTGTTAGTTCGTAGTGTGCTTTTACATCTCTTATACTTAAACCACCGTTGCCGCCTTGCCTGTTTTTTACAGCCCAGGGGGCTTCTATTTTCCAAGGTGCTCCTACATAATCATAATTTAAAAATTCATTGTCTAAAGGCTTAAATATTTCGCTATCATGTTGAAATATTAGTACTTTATCAACTGATTTATTTAATAATAATGTCCATAAATTAAGTCCTGTCATTAATTCATTATAGCCTTGCCGTGAATTTATACAAGATTCTTTAATGTGAATTAATTCAAAATCAGGCAAAAAAGACATATGATTATCAATAATTTTATCTAATCCTTTAATGTTTCTATTTTCTATTATTACAGCTGCTTTTTTCATAATACAATCCATTCTTTAGGGTACATATCATCTTTATAAATTGCCGTTTCCATATTCTTTGGTGCAATAACTATTTTGTCTTTATGCTTTCCTAGCCATGCAGCCCACCAGCTATAAGTAGAATTTGCTGTTATAAAGTGCTTACATTGTTGCATAAGGTAAAAGTCTTTTAGATAGTTGTTTGTTTCGATATAAGTGCAACTTTCGGCAGGTTCAAACATTTCTTTTGCGGCTTTTATATCATCACTAAACACATAAGTTTCATATTTCGGATAATTAATTTTAGAATATATTATAATTTCATTAATTAATATTAAAAACGCCCTTTCGTAATATTCCTTTGGTAATCTAGGAAAAGGTTTTGTCCCAAAGTCCCCCGCCCTTACATGAATAGCAATACTATTTTCTTTTATTTCCGGTAAGCCTTTAATTTCTTTCATCTCAAAAGCCATTCTTATTAAATCTTCACAATGTTTAAAATATTTTTCACTAAAGAAATGACCTAATAAACTTACCTGATCCGGGCAGTCAAAATCCTTATATTCTATTAATAAACCTCTACTTGATTTTAGCCTAAATTCTGGTAAGGAATTAAGATATTTTATATTAG